CAACAGTTCTCTGCTACGCTTTTTGCAATCACAATAGAACGCGAATCTCAACTGCTCTGTCTCAACTTGCTACCTACTCTAAATGGACTACTTAACGTCCGCATTCAACCGGATTACTCACTGGTTCACCAAAATCTTCAACTTTGAATACATTGGATTGTTCTCACTTCCACCAGGCATCCTGCGTGTTAATGAAACTGCTATTTCCAATCACAAAGAAACACTTCGTCGTGCTTTCTCCAAGTACTTATACGAAGACGAGATTAAACAAATCACTATGGATTATCGCCGATCTGAAATAGACTTAGACTCTATTCTGGCCGATTTCTTCTCTGGTGATGTTGAACAACACGTGATACCTTTCGACGAACACGTCGAAACCGGTCTTCGCTGCATGGCTGACGCTTTCCGTCCGCCACGACTCTGCCGCCCTGTCCACATCTTAGATGTGAAACACGGTTACCCTTACAAATGGAACGTCAATGCTGAACCCCCGTTCTCAACTGACGAATACTTCCTCTCAAAACGTAAGACATTTGGCGAGTTCATCCGCATGCACGAATACGAACACATCGATAAAGACGACTTCTTCAGACGTCACCCTAACCAAGAATCCCATGATCTCTTGCGTACCACCGTTCCTCCCAAATTTGGATATATGAAATCCATGATTTTCTCTTGGACCAGGCGCTGGCACCACATCATCAAGGATGGTTTCCGTGAAACCTCAGGCTTACAAACCACTGGATATTTCTACAATCGCTTTATCTTTCCCATGCTACTACATACCAAAACCGCTATCGTCAAAAAGGACGATCCTAACAAGATGCGCACCATATGGGGCGTCTCTAAACCATGGATCATTGCTGAAACAATGCTTTACTGGGAATACATCGCTTGGGTTAAACACAATCCCGGCATTACACCAATGCTTTGGGGTTACGAAACTTTCACAGGTGGTTGGTTCAGACTGAACCATCAACTGTACTGTGGACTGCTCAAACAGTCTTTCTTAACTCTCGACTGGTCACGTTTCGACAAACGTGCCTATTTCTCACTTTTGCGTCGAATCATGCATACCACCCGTACTTTCCTCACCTTCGAAGAAGGCTACGTACCGACGAAAGCTGCACCCACCCACCCTCACTGGGACCACAACAAAACCATCAGACTTGAACGTCTCTGGATGTGGACTCTCGAAAATCTTTTCGAAGCACCTATTATCTTACCAGACGGTAGGATGTACAGGCGCCACTTTGCCGGAATCCCTTCTGGCTTGTTCACAACACAATTGTTGGACTCCTGGTATAACTACACTATGCTCGCAACCATTCTGAGCGCTTTAGGCTTCAATCCTAAACAGTGCATCATCAAAGTGCAAGGCGATGACTCAATCATCAAATTGCAAACACTGATACCTCCTGACAAGCACGACTTGTTCATGAAGGAATTAGTATCACTTGCTGATCACTACTTCAAGGCTATCATTAACGTGAATAAATCTGAAGTTCGCAACTCACTCAACGGCTGTGAAGTTCTGTCGTACCGTAACCACAACGGGCTACCTCATCGTGACGAGATCACCATGCTTGCTCAATTCTATCACACGAAAGCAAGAGATCCTACACCTGAGATTACAATGGCTCAATCAATTGGTTTCGCCTACGCTAGCTGCGGTAACCACTCCCGCGTACTTTGGGTTCTAAAAGAAATTTACCAATTCTACAAGGACAAAGGCTATACTCCAAACAGAGCCGGACTGACTCTCACCTTCGGTGAATCACCGGATTTGCTTATGCCTGAAATACCTTTAGATCACTTCCCAACAAAAGAAGAGATCCGACGGTACCTCACCTGTCCTCTATACACTAATGAAGCACAAAACGCTCGGACTTGGCCAAGAACGTTGTTCCTCAACGCTCCCGCCGA